CAGGAACAGAGCCAGCTCACCTAGTTACTGCTGTACAGTCGGCTGCAGGAGCTGCACTTAGTGCAGCACACGCTACTACGATTGTACGTACAGAGATGAGTAAGATGTACAACGCAGGCAGACTCGCTAGGTACACAGCTCCAGAGAATGAAGGCTTCGTAGTCGCTCTCCAGTATGACGCTATCATAGACACTCGTACGACTCACATTTGTCAACACCTAGATGGACGTGTCATTGCGATTGACCGAATGGATTTAATTATGGAGTACTCTCCTCCGAATCACTTCCAGTGTAGATCTGTATGGCTACCTGTCACGAAGTTTGAAACTTGGAGAGATGATTGGTCTACTGCAGTAGAACCTGAGAGGGGATTCGCCGAGGGGACACCCAATATAGAAGAACTAAGAGGATTGGCTAACTCCTAATGGGGTTAGTCTTTTTTTTATGCCAAAAAGAAAGGCCACCCAGTTATCCTGAGTAGCCTAAGCTAATGAGTAAATTCAGTCGCAGGGACGAGGAAACCCTGAGGAGAGAACCTCGTTTAATCCCTACTCTATCAGTATAACCTGAGTAGGATAGACTCGTCAAGCAAAAAATAGCCTGCTCCCCTAACGATGTGAGAAAGGGAACAGACTCCAAAGTAAAACGAAATCAAGAACGACTACTGAGGTGACTAGGCTCAGTAGGTAAAACCGTATACAACTTGGTAATAATATTACTTGATAGGTGTCCCCATCACATCCTCAACAATCTTCACAGATGTCTCCGTGATAACAATAGTTGCGTGAGGGTGGTAATTCTCTTTAAGGTATTCTGCTAATGGTCTAGCTAACTCTGCTAACTTATCGTGATCCTGCATAACTCTCACCTCCTAGGTATGTCTCAGGTAATATTAGATACCGAAAGCGTTTTGTAGTTCTCCGATTTCGAATCCTACAATAGGTTCATGACCTTCTATGATAGTAACTGGTACTGATTGATAACCTAATTCGACTAGCTCATCAAAATATTTTGATTCCTCTTGAATGTTGCGGAAGTCTACCTCTAAAGGCACAGGAGCTCTCCATAAATTAACCTCCATTTTCTCGCACTCGGGGCAGCGATTCTTCGTGTATACAATTACTTTCTTCATTAGTTTTCCTCCTCGTTATCATCCCATAGTCCTGACCAATCGCATAACTTATAGAGACCGACACCCATCAGAGCTAGCAAGTTAGAATACAACACGTTAAAGAGTAGCTCACTAGGTGTATCTATAAAGTAAACCGTTGCTCCAAAGCTAACTACTAACACTAGCAAGTAGACGGTCTTCATAGTTAAGCCTCCTCAGAATAATTGAATTTGAACTTAGTGCTATACGAGACAGCTCTATAGTAGATTCTTCCTTTGAAGTCAATCTTTATGGTATTGATCATCAGTGCGCCTCCTTAGTATCAACTCGATTGATTGAAGCTTCTACGCTAAAACCTTCGGGGTAACGCTTGGCGAGTTTGTTGATGTTTATCTCGGCGATCTCTTGGAGTGAATAACCAAATTCCTTGGCAGTTACTGCTACATAGTACATAATGTCACCTAGTTCTTTAGCTACATGGTAAGGAGCTATAATCTTAGTTAATCCTCTGTCTTTATCCTCAAAAGCAAATCCATGGCCATGGTGTACGCCTTTCTTAACTAGATCGGCAACCTCTCCAGCTTCTCCAGTGAGCCCTAGTGCTGCATTAGAAACTCTCTGTCCCCACACAGATTTACTATTCCAAGTACGTAACGCTTTCTCCTGATAGTCGTTTAACTCATTGATACGTAATTCATCCATATGAACATCCCCTTTAGTTTTATACTTTAAGTACGCTGACAAGCTTACCACTCGATCAACTCCTTAAGTTTTGCTGTTAAGATAATCATACCAGAGTCATACCGAGATAGCAAGTTATTTATTACTAGTTTTCATTTCGATATTTGGAATAATTGTTTCTGGTCTGAACATCACCTTATAGTGATATGCATCCTCGAATTTAGCATCTGCTTGTTCTATAAAGTAACTCACATTATCACTTAATCCTAAGTAGTGCTTCTTGTATTTATCCTTTCCATTCTTACAAGTTACAGTAACTTTCTTGTCCTCACTAGCATCTAAAGCGCACAGACCTTCAATACTTAATAGATACTTATCAGTAATGCCATTGAAGAATACTACTCTTCGTTGAACTTCAAATGAGTCAGCCGACTTAGACAAGTTATGAGAAACAGTATCTGCCTCTGTGCTGCATCCTACTAACCCTGTAATTGCTACAACAGATATTAACCCTGCAAATATTTTCTTTTTCATTTGTATTCCCCCTTAGTTATCTCGTTAACCTAATCATACCACAGTCATACCAATATGCAAGAGGAATTTTAAATTTCCTCCAAATTATTTCTTCAGAGGCTTGTCCCCTTCAGACTGATCTAGGAAGTTGAACCATAGTACATTTCCAGCATACTCCTCAGACGCTCCAGATTGGCTTGTACGAGCGAGAGACTGTTTAGCTTGTTCTTTTATTCTACGAAGCTCTAACTCTTCTATTTTGGCGTTTAGAGACGTCACAAGGTAATCTCTGAAGTTAGCTACTTTGCCTTGCTCATATTTGTCCACTACTTTACGGAGAACACTGTCGAATGATCTCTTTGTTAAAAGCTCTTGAGTTTGTAAACGAAGAGAATTAATAACATCCGTTAAGGATTCGATTTGCTTAGGAGCTGGCGAGACAAAGTTCGCCTTATCATCATCAATCTCTTTAATATTATTTTTCTTTGTTTTTGTTTTTTTGTTTGTATTTCTTTCTTTTGTAGTTGCTCCTTTGGTACTGTTCTCTGAGTACTGCTCCTTCGGTGCAATAGTCTCGGAGCAAAAATTTTTAGACTGTTGCACCGAAGGTACAATAGTAGCTAACTCAGTAGTATCAAGGGTTAATCCATCTATAGGATTAATATGCATAACAGTTTCTCCATCCTCGAGTAGGTAATAAACTTCTTCTTTTACAAACTCGTAGAAGTCCTCGGAAGTAAACGGTAAGTCCGAAACGTTATAGAAATGCTTCTTGCGTCCACTAACATGACAATAAAATCCTATGATGTAATTCTTACCAACAAGAACTTTCCAAGCAGCGTCTACATTTTTTCTGCTAAATTGACTATGCAGTTGAGACTTACGAAACACCCAATCAGCAGGACGGCTCATCATGTGACTTAATAGTCCAATTGCTCTAAGGTCACTTAAGTCATCTTGTAGTGGTTTATTATGTATTTGTGCGTACTCACTAGTATGTCTTCTTTTAACTACATTATCTCTTTTGTTACTCATTAGTATTCCTCCTCAGGATTATCTCTATAAGAGTCATACTAAGGTACTACCTGTTAGTTGTCAACCTCTTAGTTTATTCGGTCTCATATTTAATTATTACAAATACTTATGAGATGGATACTAATTAGTTATACTCTATAGGTTTGTCTATCTCGTTTACGAGAGAGTTATTTCTATAGAGGTTATTCTTTAGAGACTTTTATTTATTTTTTTTCTAAAGGTTAACTATTAGGTTACTTCTCTAGAGGAATCTCTTTTTAGATAAAGTAAGAAAAACTTGCTAGTTTAGTACAAATCTTATGTATTTCAGTACGAATATAATACACCTTAGGATGCTTAATAAGTAACTTAGGAAGCATTATCTACATGTTACTGTTATGTATCATTAACAAGTTAACCTTTTGAGATGAGATACTAGCAAGTAGGTACTACTTTATATATGAAGCAATTAATGAGGTGGTGGTACTAATGGCAAGTATCAAGAACCTTCACTACGAAGGGAAGTTTACCGAGTTCTCGGAAGCTATCTCCGGTGAAGATCTAATCAAAGAAGCTATCATGTTCTCCACAGGTACACACCGTGGGAAAGAATATACAGAGTCTCACTTACAGACACTGGTAGACAACTTCTCCATAGAAGATGAGATTCCAGTACAGCTAGATCACTCAGAAAGCGCACGAGATACAGTAGGGTACCTAGAGAGCGCATCCGTTAAAGATGGTAAGCTCATGGGTAAAGTACGTATCATCGAAGAGTTCGCTAAAGAGCGCATCGCCAAGAAACTCCTAAAAAAACTCTCCGTTTCATTCTACACAGACCAAGAAGGCAACCCTACTCGCCTTCGAGAAGTCTCCCTCGTAGCATTCCCCCAATTGAAGGGAGCAACACTATTTAGTGAGAACGGCTTCACCTCGGAGCTGGACGAGCTAGAACAAACTGAGGAGGTAACACCTATGCCAGAAGAAACTAAATTAGAATTTGCTGAGTTAGAAAAAGCTTATGCTGAGAAGTTCTCAGAGATGGAAGCTAAGATGGCTGCTACAGATGCTAAGCTACAAAAGTTCGCTGAGGAGAAAGTATCTGCTAAGGTAGAGAAATTCCAAGAAGCAAAGAAGACGGTTCCGGCTCAGAAGGAATCACTTACAAAATTGCTAGCTTCATTCTCAGAGGAACAAGCTGAGGCATTCGAAGAGTTCATGTCTAACATGGGTGCTGTCGAGTTCCAAGAAGTCGCTGAGGTAGAAGACCCAGAGAAACCTGCTGAGGCTCCTGCCCCAGAGCACGCTGACTTCCGTGAGTCTGAAGAATACAAAAACTACATGGCATCACTATAAGGGAGGTAATTACTAATGGCGCAAAACAGATTAGAATACCATATTAAGCCAGACCAACGATTAACTTTCAAGATTAAAGCCGGACAGACTTTACAAATTGGACAAGTAGTAGAGGTTACTGGAGACATGGAAGTAGGTCTTTCTGGAGCTGACTCTGCAAAAGTTTTAGGTGTTGTCTACGGAGGTACTGTAGGTAACGCAGGTGTTACAGGAATCTCAGGTTTACCTGATTATGTATTATCTGGTTTCTCAGGAGACCGTAAAGAGGTTGTATCAGTTATCACAAAAGGTAACTTAGTTTACTTTAAACAGCCAGCTACCCCTCTTGCAGCAGGAGCTAAAGTAGGTGCTGATGCTAATGGAACTTATAAAGCTGCTGGAGCTGGAGATGTTTTAGGTATGGTAGTATCTGCTACCTCTAAGGTTGCTGGCTACGGTATTCTTTGTTTAAAGGTATAAATCATACCTAGGTAATATCATAACGAATTAAGACAAGTTCTTTGACAACCACATAGAAACAACTGAGGAGGCGTTCCATAGAGAAAGCATTACTCCTCAGTATCCCCTAAAACTAAACCCTCAGGAGGTTATATACATGTCAGATTTCACTTTAGGTTCTCACCCCCTCTTAAAGAAAGTCATGATTGACGCTCGTATTCGTGACTTAACGGAAAAGAAATTCATCGCTGATACGCTATTCTCTAAGACAACTGCAGACGCTTTAGCTATCAAGTACTTTAAAGATGCTGATGCAGACGCTAACGGTTTATATACTTACGAGGAAGTACCAGAAGTTGCTGAAGGTTCAGGCTTCAAACGTATTGGTTTAAGTGAAGAAGCTAAGTTAGCTATGATTCGTAAGTATGGCTTAGAGTTCGCATTCACTTATGAGATGCAGAAGTGGGGTTCTAACGCTTACTTCGAGAAGGCATTCAAGAAATTATCTAACTCAGTAGTCGCTATGGTTGACTCAATGGCTTATGATCGCTTACACGCAGCTGCTACTGCAGGCAATCAGAACATCCAGAACAAAACAGGTAACCGTTGGAACGATCCTGTTACAGGTGGAGACAACCTAATCAATGACTTAGTAGACGCTAAGGCTGCAGCTAAGAAGGCTGGCTACAAGTTAGACACAGTAGTTGTATCTGCTGCTACAGAGGCTATCTTCTTGAAGTCTAAAGCTGTTCGTGATGCTTTCAAGCAAAACGGTACAGACATCGTATTGCTACGTGGTTACTTAGCTGACTTCTTAGGTTTATCTATCTTAGTAGATGAGAACTACCCAGACAACAAAGCTTTACTTGTAGAGCGTGGAATGGTTGGAGAGATCGCTGATGCTGAACCATTGACTTCTGAGACTTACAACCAGCCAGAAGACAAAACTACTATTGGTCGTGTTACTCGATACACAGAGGCTTACATCACAGACCCTCGTGCAGTATTCGTAATCAACGGTATTACAGCTTAATAGTTTGACAGTCTAGGAAACAGACTCTAAAGGCAACCGGGAAAGGTTCTTCCTTTCTCAGGGTACCTATGAGGTAGCTAATGACTCCCCCTCGTTAGTTATCTGGTGGGTACTCTGACAAGAGAAGAAAGGAGTGAAAGCTATGAAGGTTAAAGCTAAAGTGGAAGCTATAGATAGTTTATTTAATCAAGTAGGTGACATCTTGGAGGTAGACGACGAGTACGGAAAACACCTCATTAGTATTGACTATGCAGAGTCAGCTGAAGAGAAAAAAGTACCTGCTAAGAAGCCTGCTCCCAAGTCTAAAGCTAAGGAGTGATGACAAGTGAGTTATAGTACTCCGAAAGATCTACGCACTACCTACAGGCAACAGCTACCGAGTTCCATCTCAGATAAAGACATCCAAGTCTTCTGCGATAAAACTACGGTCTATATGAACAGTATCCTAGCTAAGGCTTACAAGGTTCCATTCTCCCCAGTACCACCTCTCATCAAACAGGTTGCTAATGACCTGACTACATACTTCTTTATTGAAGGTATGTATTCCTCACAGAAACCAAATCTCGATGAGTTCTACAAAGACCTCAAAGTTCGATTAGATAAACTCCTGCAAGATATCCTCAATGGAGACATGACTCTTATTGATGAGGACGGAAACGTAGTGCAGCCTTTGCCTACATGGAATAACGGATACGCTACTACGAATGACGATGAGCCGTTCTTTGATCGGTGTCATCCCTACTGGTAGGTGAGCTAGATGGCTAACAATAATGGACGCATGAGGGTTGAACTCAATGGCTTTGATGTGAGGATGCTCCGTGCAGCAGGCAAACTAGATGACCTAAAGACGCCTCTCCGTAGGTCTGAAACCTACATGGAACGTTCAATAGGTAATCGTTTTAGAACTGCTACATGGGTTCCTTTAAGTAACTACACTCTTCAGATTCATCCTCACAGGGTAGGCGGTAAGCCACTAAACGATACAGGAGCGCTCAAGCAGTCAATCACAAGCGGAGCTGCTAACAAATTATCTAAGAAGAAGCTAACTATCAGGTCTGGTCTCCGTAAGGCTAATCTGCATCACCATGGAGGTAGGACTAGTTGGGGTACTTTTGTGCCTGCTCGTCCGTTCCTGTACTTTAGTGCAGTTGATCGAGATATGATTCAACGAGTGTTCGATGACTATGTAGATGAACTAGTGAGGGAGGTAAACAATGGCAACAGGTAAAGGGATTTACAACCAAGTCAAGTCTTATATAGCCGACTACCTCATCGAGTGTTTCAATGCGAGTGATGACAAAGTAGATGTCTACCGAGCACCTTTCCAACAGCTACCTACATTCCCTGCTATTACTGTTGAGATAGTCGGAAGGCCAACTCGTAAGGCGATCGCTATAGGTGGAACTTATCAGTCTACTATCTCTGTAAACCTTTGGGTCTATACGAGCTTACTAGATGGGATGGAAGCTGAGGAACAATGTTTGTGGCTGACAAGCCAAGTAGAATACTACATCGCTCAGAATAGAACCCTCGGAGGTAGATTCCAAGAGGTTAAGCTCGATGATGATATCCAATTTGGCACAGTCCAAGAGGGAGAAGTGAACTTCCTCCAAGGAGCTAAAGTGCCTTTATTAGTTACTACAAAGATGATTCAAGACAAGCCACAATGTGGTACAAACTCAGGAGGTGATTGCTCGTGCGGTTAATCTACGACAATGACACTCCAAAGAACTTTCTCTATCCGGCTTATGGCCTAGTGGAGAAAGGTTTCATTGTTGACGTGCTCGATAAGGAATTAATTTCTTCTCTCAAGGAGAAGGGATTCAAGAAAGCCCCGCCTTTCAAGGGGAAAGATGAGGAGGAGAAAATAGATGGCTAGACAAACACAAGGTTACGATACGCTGATTGCCTTCGGAAAGGAAGCTACTCAAGGTACTGCTCCAGCAGCAGGAACATTTAAGAGTTGGGGAATTACTTCTGGCTGGGAGCCAGAGATCAATAAGAATCACGAAGCTATTCGAGGTATCGGCTCTCGTACGGTTGTATCTCACAAGCCTTTAGGTCAAGAGGTTACAGCTACATGGAGTGGTTACTTACAAGACCCACGTATCTTATGGTATGCACTAGGTGGAGCGGTTACTAAGACAGGAGCAGCTAACGCTTGGGTTCATACATTCTCCAGTGTAGGACGTTGTCAGGAGCTTCCAACTTTCTCAGTTAACACTAATATGTGTGTGAATGGTACTCCGTTTATTACTAACTATGTAGGTTCTAAGATTGATACTCTTACAATCAGTGGTTCTGCAGGTGAAGTTGTAGAGGTAGAAGCTGAGATTCTATCGCTGGATGCAATTGATGGAGCTACAGCAGCTTCAACTTATGATTATCCAACTAATGAGATTATGACCTTTGCAGATGGAGACATTCTTATTAACGGAAGCAGCACACCATCAGCTAGTGTTAAGGAGTTTGAAATCGAGATCAGTAATAACTTAGAGGCTTTATTTACAATTATGAAGCAATCTGGTAATGGCGGTGTCCCTAAGTATATTAATGAAGGTGTTGCGGATATCACCGGCTCTATTACGATTGCTCTTATGGATACAAACACTCGTACAGCATTTCGTAATGGTACGGAGTTCTCTATGAAGTTAACATTCACAGACCCAATCGTTCCAGCTAACTACTTTGAGATTACTCTTGGTGGAGCTAAATACGATACAGACTCGTTAGGTATTGAAGCTGATGGAGAAACAGATTACGAGTTAGACGTTCTGTTCCGTACTATCTCTGTGAAGATTGGCTCTAAAGACGTATCAGACTTAACAGTATAAAACTCGGGAGGCTTCGGTCTCCCTTAATACCAAAACTCGAAAGGTGGAAACTATAATGACTAAGCAACAATTCCCATGGTTAAACAAACAGGAGACATTCACTGAGAAGGTGCAAGGAGTACGAGTTACTTATAAGAAGCCTTCCTTTGGAGCACAACGCCGTATCCAAGGTGAA